TTACTTCAATAATGCTTCATGTTTCGCCTTCGTTTCGTCCCATAAATAAAGCCCATGCATCATCTGGAACCGTTTGACCGCGTTTGCCGTCTGCTGCCCGTAATAGCCATCAATGCCGTTATTTTTAGCGCCCTTGTCAGGGTAGAAATAGAGGGCAGCTAACGCCTCATGAATCTGCCGGACAGCCGTTCCTTTCATAAGCGGGCTTTTGACTTTATAGATACCGGCCGGCAGCGTGTAGGACGATTTCTTACCGCTTGATAATGATTTTTTCTTTTTCGCTTCAATAGCCTTGAGCGCCTTTTCGGTAGCCGGTCCGTAAATACCGTCCGCAGCAATCAAACGTTTTTGAAGCGCCTTTACGTTTGAGCCAGACGATCCTTTTTTATGAATAGTTCCTGTGGATTTGCTCGGTTGGCTTGTGGATGCCGTCGTGTTCGACAAGGTTTTATTCCCGAGCAGGCTGTTAACTTGTTTCCGGAAAGCTGTAACTTAAGTCGCTCACCCACGGTGCCGGAAGTTTTTGTTTGTCACATCGTAATGGCGTACGATTTTGTCTGTAGAAAGGCCGTAGCGTTTGCACAGATCGACGACCAGTTTTCGGCTTATTATGTGTCGGAACGGTTAGGACATGCTAGTATTGATACGGCCCTTAAATATTATGCACATGTGGTGAAAGAACTTCGAGAAGAAGATACACAAAACACACTCGAATTGTTTGAACAAATGCCGTCTCTCGAAAAAGCGATCGCGTAAAAAGCCATGTGCAAAATGAAATGAAATAATAACGTTTTTTATTGCTTTCTTAGGTTTTCGATAAGTCCGCGGAAATAAAGAAAACCCTTGCGAGGCAAGGGTTTTTAACTTATTTAGATTTTATTAATCTAAACCTGTCTAATGCTTATGACGCGCTCGGAGGGATTCGAACCCCCGGCAGACGTGGTACCGGAAACCTATTACGAAATTCTGTTCGTATTTACTTACGAAAGCCTTACGCACACTTATTTTCGATAACGGTCCGACATTTTACGGACACGAAATCGAATGTATCTTGTGCGATTATACAACGATACTAAACGGTATGTCAACGTCTTTTACAATCTGCATCTTCCGGCAATTGTCGCAAATTGAGACAATTAAACTACGTTTGGAGGAACGTTTCGAACTCCGCCAATAGCCCAACGTTTTTCACACGATTTTCTCGGGCTTTTACCGTCCATGCGGCCTGACGGAAGCTAGCGTATAGGTAGTCGTCAAAGCGTCTAATTTTCTGCTGTTTTCGTTTGAGAATCGCTGCATGCCACGCTTCGACGAATGGCTGCGGATGTTCTTCGAGTAGGATCGTCGGATCTACGCTTGCCTTAGCCCGCAGTAAGATTCCGTAGTATTTATAAATTTCGTCTGCTTCGAAGTAGCGCGCCATTGCGGAATAGACTTCGCTTGGTAACGCGTTTCTAAGACCGCAGGCCGGGACCGTATCTATTACGTGATTTTTTGAAAGATTTATAGAATGCGATGGTTCATTCGTAGTTTTAGGCGCTTCATCCGTTGTCTCCGTTGGTGTTTCGGCGTCCTCACGCGTGGTCATTGTCGACTGGTCATCTTCGGACGATTGCGTGTCCTCGACTCTTCTTCCGACCGGCAAAATAACGATAATATTTGCGCCGTGACCGCCGTTTATTTTCCGGGTCGTTGCGATCTTTTGGATGATCGAAAGTGATGCGAGTTTGTTGACGGCACGACGCGCCGTCTTGACGGACTTTCCGATCAGGTCCGCGAGTGTTTCCGCTTTGAGATGCGCAGCCCCGGCGAACTTGACCGCGTAACGGGCGATCGTCTTCAGCGTAAGCCGGTCCGTGTCGTTCAATTCGTATGTATTGCGTTTGATATGTTCGTAAACAGCCGCGTTGAGTTCGGCCGTCGAGTCGAACGTTTGGTATTCCGCTAGATAATGCATAACGATTCCGCCTTCCGTAATTTACGTTTAACGTAATTATAATTACACTAAAAGGGATTGTCAATTACGGTTTGCGTAATTTTTAACTTTATCGTATACTACGGATATAAAATGCGAAAGGGTGGGATCGATGCGGCTTCGTCTGAAGGAACTGCTTGAGGAGCACGGATATGAACAAAAAGAAATCGCAGAGGAATTGGAGTTATCAACTCGCGCGGTGAGTGAATTGTGTTCAGGGAAAACCAAGAGGTATCCAAAAGAAACGCTCGAAAAAATAATTGATAAGTTTAATATCACAGATATGAATGAGCTTTTTGAGGTCCAAGATTCAATTAAATGATGTGGAGTAAATAAAAAAAAGAACCCCAACCGATTAAAGTTGGGGAGTTGATTAATCTACTATACCGTTACGGGCTTTCATTAGTCTTATGTCAGTATGAATATCTTTTATATAAGCTGTTTCTTCATCTTTACGTTCAACAAGTCGAGATATTCCAAGTAACACACTTCCGAAGAAAAAGCTTGAAAGCAGGGACGCAAACGCATAGACCCATCTTAAAGGATGCAACTCTTCGTATGTGTAGCCTTCTGTTAATCCAGCCTCATATGTCTTCATTCCAAAACCTAAAAATAGAAAAGAAATTATACCGGCTGCCAAAATTGCGAAACCTACAACTTTAATAAACTTTGCCATTTTAAAACCCCCTTATTTTCTTCCTCAATTTTAACTGAAATTACAGTAATATGTCACCACAATTATGTACCACGAGCACCTACGACTGTATACGCAGGCGCCCGCAAAAAGTTCCGCTATCTATTCACCTTTTGTCCGCGCTTTCTTCGTCACGTCGTTATTTTTCCAGTACGCCCATAGCGAAGTTGCTCCGGTAAATGCGAGCGAAATAAATTGCTGCACGCCTTCCTCATCGACCGGAATCGGACTGTGACCCGTCATCGTAAGCGTCTGGTTAACGAGTGCAAGCGCAAGAAGCACGAATCGAGCGATTGTGCCTGCGCTAATTTTTTCGATTGTCTTTACGTTCATAATATCGTCTCCCTTTTCGATTAGTTTACGGAATAGCCGGCTTTTTTCAACGCCGCAGCAAGTTTCGCTTTCGTTTTCGGTCCATAGATTCCATCGGCTGCGAGTCCGTGCATCATCTGGAATCGTTTGACTGCGTTCGCTGTTTTCGGACCGTAATAGCCGTCGATTCCGTTATTCTTGGCGCCTTTGTCCGGGTAGAAATAAACAGCCGCGCAAGCCTCCTGAATCTGTCGGACAGCATTCCCCTTCATCATCGGACTTTTGTATTTGTAGATACCGCCCGGTAGAGTGAACGCTTTTTTAGAAGATCCAGATTTTTTCGGAGCTGAAGACGCAGGTTTTGACACCGATTTTTTACCGAAAGTGTCCGTTCCATATCCTTTGTAGTTGAATTGAAGATGCGGCTTATCTACGAATCCTTTCCAGTCTCCGCCCCATTCAAAGCCGAGCTTCTTCGCGTAAGCAACTGCTTTTTTGACATCCGCAGATCCGTATCCGTTCCACAACGTCTTCTTACCGTCAACCGGTACAAAGTCAAGTGCCTGGCCTACGAGGTGATACGACTTCATCGTCTGTGACGCACCTTTTGCTACATTCTCCCGTTGTTGCGCTTCCGTCCTGATAGTTTCGTAGATCAACAGATCAATCTTATTGGCGATCAGATAGTCGTACCACTTGAGCGCAGCCGCTTTCGTGTTGTCGGCCAACTTCGCGATATTCTCCCTGTTCCGTGAATCATACGTAGGTTTCCATGCCATTTAATCGTCTCCCTTTCGTTAATTTTGCGTATATAAAAAACCCGCCGGACTCTCACCGAACGGGCTCATAAAAATAGCGCAATTCCCGAGATCACCAACCCGACGACCGTGAGAATTACGCCCCATAACCATTTCGTATTTGCTTTCATGTCGGAGCGCCCGACTTTCTTTCGCGAGCGCTAACGCTTCATCAGCCTTTTCGTGCGCTCGATCTGCCGTATGTTTTACTTCGTTGAAATAGTCGACCTTCGTATCGATACGTACGAGCCATTCGCGAATGTCGGCTATTTTATCGTTTAATTCGTTGTTCGATGGTTCGCCCAATGACTACGCCTCCTTCTGGCCCAAACAAAAAGACGCCCAAATGGGCGCCTGAACTCCTTGTTAATTCGTTGCTAATGCTCCCTTATCTTTTAAAGCATCTTCAAGAGCAATCGTCAAAAGCTGTCTAGAAAAATCCTGATAAAACGACATATCATAATGAACATAAAACATATCCCAAGGATGATCCTCGATTGATTTGTAGTGCCTACCTTGATAATCGATAACTTTTACATCATAGTTTTTAATTACATGATTATCTAAAGCATCCCACCACTTGTTATATACCGGAACGTTAATATATCTCTTTTTCCCGCTCTCACTGATAATTTTTGTTTCTCCAGTTTCTTTGTCGATATACTCATCGATAAATCTAGCCTTGTTAATGATGACTTTGCAGTTCGGCACATCTTCTTTTAAAAAGTTGAATAATCGTTTCACTCCCGCTTTCCATAATTCCAGATAACGGTCTTTCTGATCGAAAAACATCTGAAATTCTTCTCTGATATCAAGACGCTCATATAGTGATGTCTGTTTGAATAGCCATTTTTTATTGGTTATATAGCTATCGCCTACCTTTTGAACTCCGTAAAATAGATCTCCGTAAAAATCTACAATGAGATAGTCCGGCTGGTATTTTTTCATCTCACTAAAAAAACTTTTATTTAGCTCTGTGGTGAAATGCCTTGTATCAAAGGGACTTAAATTGTCAATTAGTTTTTCGTCAAAAGGGATTGGATCAGAATTGAGAGAAATCATCGACATTTGATTCTGATGTAAAACACAAGTTGCGTACTTTTTATAATCAGGAATGAATTTAGAGTTGAAATTATCCCTCGATACACAGCTCCCCAAAACCGCGACCTTCAGCATTTAGTAACCCCCAACGTTTTTAATACAAATATACCATAAAAGGCAATAAATTAAGAAGTCGGAGTGTCGCCTAGGTAGTAAATATTGTATCGAGTTCCTGCTTGGATCGTGATGTCTTCATTTAATGGGTTAATCCAAGGTGTAATCTCATCATCCTGATTGAATTGATATATAAATGTTCCGGTATAAAAGCCGGTCTGAAAAGCATTACTAGCTACAATGTCTTGCATGTCCATTTCAGTTGTTGTTCCGTTTCGAACCCTCGAAATACCTAATCGGATAACAGAATTCGCGTTAGTTAAGGCTGTTGGCCGGACTGTGAACTGGAAAAAATACGCGCCACTTCTAGGAATTTTATACGCTCCTGTTCCCGCCGTAGCACTTCCAGCCGGAAAGCTGCTTGATATGTTGTTGAGCAACGTTAGTTTATTTTTAGTGTTTTTGGTAAGAGCCTGCGTTTCGGCTGCCGTAAAAATCGCGTGATTAGTTAGATTTCCAGAGTGATAGACCGTTCTCGCTGGGGTTACGGCGTTCCCGCCTTCATCTGATTTTTCAACTAGATACATTTTGGGAGAACGGACAGATACATAATCCTTCCCGGCTAACCAAGTTACTGCCTTTGCATCTCCGAATTTAGCGATATCATTTTGTTCCATCGTCGCGAGGTTCGAGTGATCTCCGTTAGACAAGTACCCGAAAAAATTATAATCATTTTTTAAATATAGCGACCCTTTTAAAATTAAGCTTAACTGGCCGAGGGCCTCAAATCGCGCAACATCACTTGTGCCGTTCCATTTATCGCGCTCTTCACTAGTTACATGCCTAACGTTGTCTTCCACATGTTCTGTGAATTCTGTCTTCGTAGCTTGCTCGCTGTTAACAACATTTGATAGACCGACCTGTTCCTTTGTGACTTCGTGCGGATTGTCCGTTCTGTTCGCATGATCATCGGTGTATACTTTAGCGTCTGCCAAAGCCTTGTCTGCTTTAGCTTGAGCACCGGTTTTTGTCTCAATATTTTCTAAGTTCGAGAACTTTTCTTCGAGTTCAGCTAATGTTTGATTCATTTCTCCTACAATCTCTTGAATCGCGCTCTTTAACGACTCAAAGTCGTCGATATAGTATTCTGCAACGGGAGTGATGTTCGAATCTATTAATGCTTGATCGATGACAAAAGAAAATTTATGAACAGACAGTGATTGTTCGTTTGTATAGTATAAATTTAATTCAGCCTGAACATTCCCGTAGTGCTTGATCTCGTCCTCAGATAAAACGTACTGTGCGACGCCTTCTACTTTATCTACAATATCTACGTTCCGAACGAATCTGCTGCCGTCCGCCATAATCATGACTAGTTTTCCTACAACAGAAGAAAGTGGTAACCGTTCGCCATCTTTCGTGACTGTGAAGATTATGCGGGCTGTATTCACATCCTGTGTACTAAATTGAATCCCCGTACTAATCATTTGTTTAGTACGAGAATTCACATCGAGGGATAACTCGGCATCATTATAAATCATAGCGTCTCCTCCTATCGAATGAATACGAGAGCCATCCCGTATCCTTTCTTGCTGTCATATTCTTTTGTAATCCGCATCACTTGAAAACCCGTTCCATCCTCCGATTTAGTTCCGATACCACCATCCGGTACAATAAGATCGCCAGCTCGAACGGTATTATCGACTCTGACGTATACTTGACCGATCAGCCCAACGACGTGCCATTCATCGCGTTCCTCTCTCGGTACATATTCGGATTCAGGATCGTATGCTGGATTCTCCTTCGGAATCTTGTATTCGTGACCATCTTCGGTAACTGTTTCGTAAATAATCCCGCCGAACTCGTTTCTAAGATAGCGATCGTTCCAATAGAACGCTGCACCGCCCATAACGACCCCGGCCGTCTCCGAAATAACTCCGAGAACCTTCTCGCCTTTTTGAGCCTTCCGAATTTTATCGCCATCAAGAGTCACTAGGTATCCGGACTCGATTTTGCTACCGTCTTTAGACTCGAAATACTCCGCAAGGTCCTTTAGGTCGGAAACGCTTTCGACGGCTCCGGTTCCTCTAACCGTTCCAGCCTGCGCGTTAATTTCAACCCGTTTATTCGCTGTGGACGGCTCGCTACCGTATCCCCAAATGGTCGTGTAGCTTTTATCGTTGATAACGTTAACGGAACCGAGGACCATTGCTGACAGCACATCCGCTCCTTTTACGTGGGAATTGTTCGATCCCATTACGACAGAACGCGAACCCTCTGTCGATGATCCGGTACGAGTTGCGATGAGTGCGTTCGCGTCTCCTTTCGTTTTTCCGTTGCCAGTAGACGCAATAATTGCGCTTGTATTTGATATAGGCGATCCAGAAGACGAAGCTGCGCGAAATCCGCTCTTAATATTGTTTGGTACGGATGAATAGCGCTCGCCCCCAATAACGGCCGCGTCTGTGTATCCGTAGGCACGTACCGCAATGATATTCGCTTGGTTATTCGGAGATGTGATTCCGGCAGTACCCCCGCTTGTGTGAGCGATACCGTTCGTTAATGTAACCTGATATACGCCGCCTCCCAAACTGATGGCGGTAGGGGCCGAATCATGAATCGCAAAGTTCGAAATAAAGACGTCATCCGTCCGTTGATCTCCTCCGGTAACGTGAATATCGGAACCGGCTTTAGCGAAACCGTACATTTGCAGCCCGTTAACGTTTATTTTCCGACTCTTGTATTGGAATGCGATCGCTGACGTTCCTTTATAGTCGTATGTCGGATCTCCAATCGCACGGAAATTCGAAATCATGACACGTTGATAGGCCGAAACGACGAGCGCTTTCGGTTCAAGTCCGGCATATAGATCGTTGAATATCGGCTCACGCGCCGTACAATCGACTAGCGTTACGTCTCGTGCCGTTTCGCTCCACGGCTCGGTTGCTAAGTGATGGCCGATATGCCGAAGGTCGAACGCGCGGACATCCCGATAAGACTCGTGACCGCGAATATGAACGTTTGACGGTGCCGGCCATTCAGTGTGCGCCTTCACCTCGACTCCACGAACGTTTCCGGACGTAAAACAATCGATGACCCAAACGTTTTTAGATCCGTCATCGACTTCGATACCGTTTGAGTTCGAGGACCCAGTCGCATGTGCCTTTCCGCTCGGATTCGTCATGACGCAATTCGTTATGAAAATGTACTCGCTGTAGTGCGTAGTCACTCCGTCGTCACCATATCCGGACCCGACGCATCGATCGAACCAGATATATCGGCAACCGTTTTTCGTATAGTCAGCGTCCGAAATATTGTAGGTAGGCGCAGACGCATCAAAACAATGCAGGGCCGGATTGATACCTTCTACTTCGCGCACGATTCCGAACTTAACATTCGCTAAAGTTAGGCAGCTCGAGTGTAGTCCGCCGGTTGGCCCAAGACCGCCTTGACGATCCGGATTCCAGTCTAGCGACATCCCTTCGACCATGATATTTCGGTTTCCATTCGTATGATCCGCGTTTGTTACGACCCATTCGCTGGCCGGCGTATCCTCGTGAAGTTTTAGCGTAGTAACTCCGATCCCTTGGCCGACCATGTACGTCCAAGACGGAAGTTTGACGCCTTTTACGATGTAGGTTCCTGCGGAAAGAACCAACCGGACTTTACCGGTTCCGAGCGCTTTTTGAAACGCTTCTGTACTGTCGTTAACGCCTGTCGGATCTGCTCCGAAATCATCAACGTTTACTGTCCGTTTGATTTTCTGCAAAAGTTTAACGTATTCCGTATCTAACCGCTCTTTAAGCAACGGAAATACTTCGCCGTCAGCACCGACCCGTGCATCGACGACCTCTTTTACGTTGGTCCCGTCAGCGTTTAAAATTAAGTTGCGCATCCGGGTTTTTAGACTTTCTAGAACCGTAGACACAGAAAAACCGCCGTGGTCGATTTGGTCCGACGTGTGGGCGGTTCGAGCTCTTTTATGATTTTCTAATGACGTACTTACTCCTTTAATATCAGATTCAATATCTTCTAGGTTCTGATTGTAGTTGTTCCGGAAAATGCGATCCCACGCAATACCGGCTTTTCTGTACGGATACTTCGCCATTCGTCTCCTCCTTTATTATTGTCCTCCTACTTTCGCTTCAAGAGCAGCTAACCGGTCCAATATCGACTGCATATCCACGTCGCCTGTTGCCGGCATAATAATCCGCTTCAGTTTTATAAAATCGGCAGAACTCATCAAGCCGTTAGTACTCTCCGAAGCCAAATCGACAATGACTTTACCGTCAGGCCCTACTAAAATGTTCGCAAGCTTTACGAAATCACCTGAACTCATCAAACCGTCTGAGGATGCCGAAGCTAATCCGTATTGCGGAATGTTTAGTAACGTCGGATCATATCCGGGATCGAATTGCGTATTGCTACCGATTTTGATAGAACTCTCTCGTATTTTACCGGTCTGTGTATCGACGATCTTAGAAATAGTCTTTTGTGTCTTTTTAAAGTCGGCAACAATATTCGTCGATTTCCGGACTATACTTCCGAACGTAAACTTGGGCGATTTCATCGGATCAGAGTAGTCCTCGACTTCGACGACTCGTATATGGACATCTATGTCAAACGGATCGAGAATGCACCAAACGTAATCCCCGAGCCGGATATCTTGCACACCCATTTCCGAAAGTTCTACGTAAGTCAGAGAAATTGAGATCTCTATTTTATCGTGCAGCTCTTTCTTCATCTGCGCGATAAGTTGATCTTTATTTTTTTCCGTATACTTATCGTCACGGATCGGTGCAGCATGGCGGATTCCGTAAACGCTGGCTAACGGGCTAGTATATTCAGCCGTTACTGCGTACGTATTCGTCTTATCATCCTTTTTCCCGAACCCCTTAATATACGTTTTTAAATCGCTTGTATCGATCTCTTTTGTCGGACTTGCGGCGTTAAATTTATATCGGATCTGATTATCGGTATTTCTCGCGATTTGTTTCGCCAGATATATCGTTTTCCCTACGCAAGTGAATTCGGCCCCAAATTCCGAAGCTACCGTTTTAAGCAGCTCAAGCGAAAATTTGTCGCCGAAATTACTGAGCTTTACCGTGGATGGCAATCCCGCCTTATCGACTTCGAATTTGTAACCGGTCCCTCTCAGCGCAATTCCTAGCGCATCTTCGATCGTATAGTCCTTCTCTTTGTCGTTGGAATCGTAGATATAGACGTCATTCAGGTCGACAAACATGCGGTGAATTCCCTTGACTTTGACGGAATTTAAACTCGCAGTAAACGGTCGAATAATGTATTCCTCACCATCGTATATCAGCACATTTTCGGGTTGTATCAATGGATATGAGTGCGTATTCGATTCGTGCTTCACGACCGTAACATCGATATACTTTTCTGTATTTTGACTACTAATTGCGGACTTTCTAGTTACGTCGTATTTTGTAAGAGCCTCCTCTTGTCCGAGAATGCTTCGAACATATAAAGGTTTCAAAACACCACCTCACGATGAATAGTAGAAACGAAAATTAAAAGCTATCTCAAAACTTCCGGATGTACCGGATAATTTAAATTGATTCCATCCCGGGGCTAACGTGATTAATTTTCGATTGGTGTTTCCGAATATGCTCACGTTATTTTTGGTCGCCATTACCCGATTCAAAACAACAGTATCTCCGGAGCTAGTTGTGCCCAAATACTGCCAAGAGTCTCCGGTTGTCTGGTTAGTTATCGTAAGCTTCGACGAGGCACCTTTGTATGTGATGATTAATGGCATATCGACAGGATCGATCTTCACATCTCCCGCGTTATATATCGAGAATGTTGTTGCCTTGTGTTTGTAAGTAGGAATTGTATCTGTTAATCCCTCACCTAAAAGCCACTTATTAGCGTCGAAAGTAAAGGGATCTAATGTAGTTCCCACCGACTCGGCAAAGACTTCAGCGCAATCAAACTGGATGCTAAAACTCCCGAAACTCCCTATTCTATCAGGATCGAACGACGAGCTTACTTCTGCCCTCCAACGTTTATACGGCTCAGACTCAGTAATAATATAAAACTGAGATTCTCTATATAATGCCGAGATGATCTCATTTCTTAGTAGAAAGAAATCATCCGTATCCTCTCCGAAAAAGATACATTCGGCTTTGATCGATCGTATTCCGAAATCTTTACCAGTACGTATACTCCCGTTTCTACCTTCGATTTTTTCGTAATAGATATTTGGCGAAGGCGCCACAACTACGAAACTCTTCACCAAAACAGAAAGGTCCCTCGCCATATCGACGGAGGACCCGTTTGGATATATAATCTTAAAGTTACTATCTGTAATAGGTATTTTCTCCAACCGCGATCACCTCCGCCCTAAGTATTAAATTGGCTCAGAACGCTCACTTCCTCCGCTTGCTTCTGACTTACATACGGCTCAACTAATCGACCAACGATTTCGGAATCCATAACGACCACCTGACCGCCACTATTGCGGACAGCCCTCTCGATCGCTGCCAAGCCGGCCAAAACTTCCGGTGAGGAACCGAATGAGCTTTCGATCGATGCCGTATGGCCTGCGTCAATCATCCGCATCAGGTTCGCCTGTTGTGCTTCGGTGAGAACCATTTCGTTCCGCAACGCCCGGATGTCGACCTCGTGACTCATCGGAGGGTTATCGAATTTAGACGCAAGCCCTCCGGTATGAAGTTTGTTTATCTGGCCGCGACCAACGATACCTCCGACGTGGAAAGGCACCTCTTGTCCGCCTTTTCCGTGCGTCTTCTTGAACGTTTTCGCACTTTCTTCGATCTCAGTTCCGTCCATGCTATACGTAACATGAATCTTTTTGCTGATCCTACGAGCCAGTTTTTGATTCATCGTTTCTGCTTCTTTGGCGATTTCTTGTACCCGACTTTTCGCCGACTCGAGCCGCGAGATCTCTTTGTCGATAGCACTTACGGAATCACGATACTCTTTCGTTTTCTTATCAGCCGCAGAAGTGTTATTTATGAGATTGGCTTTGGCGTCTTTCAAACGGGCAATTTCTTTATTTATCACGTTCACGCCTTGACCTCTTTTGGCGTTTAGACCGACTTGACGTAATTCGAGATCGATCATTTTTTGCTTGACTGTATCCAGCTTTCCGATTTCTTCATTAACTTTATTTAATTCTGTATTCTTTGCACTAATTTTTCCGTAAATTGTATCTAACTGACCTCGAAGATTTCCGAGTGTGCCTTTTTGTACGTCTAGAACAGTTTGCGCGGACTCAGCTTCTTTCTTATTACCGTCCGCTTTTGCTTGTGAAAGTCGTTTCTCGGTATTCTCTATAGTAGCAAGTTGAGCCGATACATCTGCTTCGAGTCTTTTCCGGTCTTTTGTCAAATCATTTATTTCTCTTGTAATATTCCTGCGTTTTTCTAGGTTTTCATCGTAATTTTTTTCAGCGAGGTTTTTTTGTTTATCTAATTCAATACGCAACTCTTCAGCTTTTTCTTCGTTCAATCTTTTCAGAGCGTTAGTATTTTTAGCAACAGCGTTCCCTTGCCCGCTGATAGCCGCCGCTGTATCCGGAGATTTCTTGATCACTTCGTCATTTAACTTTAAAAACCGATTAAACTCGTCATTTGTTAGTCCAGAATTTTTCTTAAGACCGGCCTGCTCATCCTTAAGACGCTTAATGACATCCGGATCTGTCTCGGTCTTTAAGAGGTCGTTAATATCGAGATATCTCGCAAACTCATCCGCAGTCAGTTTCGTCTTATTCTTTAGCTTATCGAATTGAGTCGCTAAACTATCGATTGACTCGATCTCCTTCTGCTTGGCATTCGCTGTCTCCAAGCTGACGGTATTCATCGCGTCATAGCCTTCTTTTACGCCGACAAGTAGACCGCCAAGCAACGAAAGACCTGTGATAATCCATCCGGCCGGCCCCATCGAAACAAATAGGCCCCGCATTGCCACCGCAAGTTTAACGGCTGACGATGCAACCAGCGCGATTCCAGCCGCTGCCCCAACCATTTCAATTCCGGTCTTTGTGATGCCCGGATTGATATCGCTGATAACACGGACAACCTCCGTACCACTATCGACAATTTGCCGGAATGTTGGAAGGAATTCGTTACCGATTTTAATTCCGAGCGTTTCCATTGCGCCGCTGAACTCTTCGAAGGACCCTTTGAGGTTGTCGAGCTTCGTTTTCGCGACATCCGCAGCCGTTACTTTTGACATCGCCTTCCACATCTCGTTAACTCCGTTCGCGCCCTCTTTATACAAGATCGTCGCACCACGTACGGCATCTGATCCGAAAATAGTTTGAAGTGTCCATTGTCGCTGCTCGTCGGTCATACCTCTCATTGACTTTCGCAAAATATCCGCAATCTCTGAAAGGCTCTTCAGACTGCCGGCTTGGTCGAAGAACTTACTCGTTCCTTCATCCGTAAGTAATCCGAGATCATGGAATAGTTCGATTTGCGCTTTGGTGCTCGGCTGCAAGTTAGCAAGCATCGTTTTTAATGACGTACCGGCATCGGACCCCTTCAGTCCGTTCTGCGCGAATACCGCTAACGCCGTAGACGTATCTTTAAACGACATCCCAACGCCTGAAGCTACCGCCGACACTTGTGCTAATCCGTACTTCAGTTCGCCGACATCGGTTGCCGAAGCGTTCGCAGCACCGGCCAAAATGTTCGCCGCATCAACTACTTCGAGATTATCGTCTCTAAACGCATTCAAGGCGGTCGAAGCGATTTCCGCTGCGTCCGCGAGTTCGAGGTTTCCTGCGGCTGCTAGATCCAAGGCTCCGGATAAGCCACCGTTAATGATGTCCGTAACACTAACGCCCGCTTTGACGAGCTCTTCGGTAGCCTTTGCCGTTTCGGTTGCGCTAAAGGACGTCGATTCTCCGAGTTTTATCGCGAGGTCCGTCATTTTCTTCATTTCCTCTCCCGACGCACCAGATACGGCCTTTACTGCGCTCATTTGCTGTTCGAAGTTCGCAGCCGCATTCGTTGCCGCTCCAACTCCGGTCGCTACCGCACCACCGACAGCTAACGCCGCCTTCTGAACGAGGCCCATTTGACTCGATAGGCTTGCGGCGGATCGTCCCATACCGTCCATTTGTTGCCGGGCGCGATCTACACCGTTACTGAATTCCTGTGATTCAAGTATTAACCTCGCACGGATTTCTCCTACCGATGTTCCTGCCAATTAGTTACCTCCTTTCCTAAAAACCGGATTGTAATCTTCGTAATTGTTCGAACTTCTCACGATCGAATTTCATAGTTGTATCTATCCCTGCCGTTTTGGTTAAACTCCGCATCAGCGAGTCGAAAACATCGTCCTCAACCGCTCTGTTGTTGGTAGCGAGCGTAAGACGAATTCGCTCTAACGATGCCATCGCTTTTTGTTTGGTTTTGGATTTAATGAACTTCGGAATATCTACCATGTAAAAATCATTTTCGATCTCCCGTTGAGTGACGCCTAGGATAACGGCGGCATCGATCAAATAGTCATCTATCGTGTACGGCTCGCCTTCTTCGCCCTCTACTTGTTGCGATTCGGAAGAAGGCTCTTTATGTTTTTTGCCATTGATGACAGGCTATTTTTCTCGAAAGTGAGCGCTAAATACTGGAACAACTCGTCTGCTCCAACGTTTTCCGCAATGTAATCCGCATCAATATCGCTAAGAGCTGCGACGATTTCGACGATCTCATCAAGCCCTACTTCAAGACCCGAGACAACGTATGAATAAAAGTCTTCCGGAGGCGCGCTCAAAACCTGAACGATAATCCCAGGTAAACGATCAACCGCGCCGAAAAGTAACTTCCACTTCTTCGGAGTAAGCTTCGGAATTTCAACCGGATACTCACCGAAATACAAGCGATCCGAATCTTTTTTAGCGAACAGTTTCATAGGACATCTCCTTTCCGAAAAATAAAAAGACACCGCGATTAAGCGATGTCTTTACGTTTGTGTTGTTGTTTGTGCACTTGCAGATTCGTCGCCAATGATGAATAAATCACCGTCGTTATCTGTATCCGGATAGGCAACGAAAGTTAAATTCGAAATCCGTTCGTTGTCTGAATCGTATGTGTATTCCGGGTCAGCGACCGCACCGGCTAATGGAATAGTGATATAATCGTTTGGTGTGGTCGTTGGTGCTGTCGGTTTAATAACAAGCTTCTTAGCTGCTGCGAGCATATCGTAACCGGCCTTACCACTTACTACGAGCTTTTTCTTATTCGGATCAGTAGCGTCTGTAACAAGCCGGCTGTTCGGAATTGCCGCCGCTAGTCTATTGAGATCATGTAGAGCAAACGGAATGGTAACTTCCGCAGTTCTCCCTTTCATTGTCGACTTGACGATCGTATCACCATATTGATCGACTGTAGTGTCTTGTTTAGACGTTTGTACTTTAAACTTAATTCCACCCTTTGTAATGTCGAATGTGACCTTATCTTCACCTTCCCCATATTCGACAATAGCTGGACCGATAGGTACATCAATACCTTTAATTCCTGCCGCCATTCATTTTCCCCCTTGTTTCAAAATAAAAAGGCCCTACTTAGGGCCTAACAACGCAATTGAAGTTTAAAGAATATTGAGGACGATCATTTTCGTCATAACCGATAAATATTGGATCCGAAGTCGAAGCCCGGATAATTACAACAGAATCCTCCCCGATCATTACTTCCTTAAGGTTAGTTAGCGAATTAAAAAGTTCGTACGCTTTATTTTCGCAACCCTCTTCTCCGCCCTTCCTTCCCCTAACGAGTATTTGAAAAGACGGCTGCCTCTTTCCGGTCCATTGCGATGTCGGAAAGCCTCCGGTTAGTTTTACGGAAATACACTCGTCGACAGCTTCGGTAGGGAATCTATTCGGAAAGTAGACGCCATCGACTCGCGATTCAATAAACGATATTAATTCGAGTATCTTCAACGACTACCTCAACACCCTTCTTACCGCATTTTCAACGTTTCTTAAGTACCTATCCGATTCTCCTTTTAGAGGGCGTTCGAGATACTTGTTGCCGACAGTATATCCGTCAGTTCCACTCGCCTGCGCTGAAGCAGGTCCGAGATTGTAATCGGCTTCATGCGTCCATATCGCATAATTAAATCCATTTTCCACAGCCCGGAAAGAAACCTCGCCGATCATTCTGTTTCGAGTTAGTGTGAATTTCTTTTTCATACCTCGTCGGAGAATGCCTTTCTTGATGGGAGCGATGTTTTGAGCTATACGCGCAAGATCGTCGGTATTATCCTCCATCGCCTCAGCCGCAGCCTCTATTACTTCATCATTGGTGACCTCTAACCCGCGCAAGAAATCGCTTGCGTTTATCGTAAAATTCAAACGATCACCTCCGTAAGTAACGGCTTTCCAGATATAGTTCTCTTTACGTTTATTTCCTTCGGCTTTCTTGTGATTATCTCTCCGAGCTCATTCGTAAAGGAGATTGTATCGGAATATTTGATGTCGGCTAGTTTATCGATTAATATACGAGCAGTTGCGACCTCTTCTTCGCTTTTGACCAGTCCGGAAGATCTGGATGATACGATTTGCGATCCTTCGTCGACTCGACATTTTAATGTAAACGACTCCGCGCTTACCGGGTTTCCCCATCTATCGAGCTGACCGGTTTTATCACGTTCAACAGTGATCGTCTGACGCATCGGAATGATCGGCATTTACATCACCGTCCACTGAATACGTCTTCCGCCGAGTTTCACGTCGTTTTCTTCTTCGATCAGATCGAGCGTCTTCTTCGGAATAAGCGACTCATCATCGACTCTTAACGTGTCTTTAAAATTGAACGAAGCAACGCCGGTTATCGAATAGGAAGCGATGCCTTGCTTGTTCAAACGGTTTGTATCGTTATAAGCAATCGCAAGCACGTTCGCAAACTCATAAACCGCATTATCCGGTATCTTATAATCGGGAAATTTCCGGATGAGAACGTCCTCAGCAACATTTATAATCCGTTGTTTCTTTTCCGCCGCATAATCGTTCCAATCTTCGTTATCAATCGTGTAACTGTTGATATATTCGTCAGCACCTTCGACGCTTAGTGCCATATCGCCACCCCCTGTTATTTTGCGGAGGATTTACGCGTCTGCTTCTTAGCTGCCGGTTTAGGTGCGGCTTCCTCCGTTGGTTGATCGACCTGAGTTACGTCTTTAAGTTCGGACAGAACTTTGATTTCGTCCGCATCTTCCGTTTTATAAATGCCGTTTTTGAACGACTTAAATACGTCATTCACATAGAACCCGAGTTCGGGATACCTTGATTTGAATTCAGCCATTACTACACAACACCTCTGTCAAAATAAATAGGCCCGCTAAGTGCGGGCCGTTGATTATGCCAAACCTTTGATTCGTGCGTGTGCTTTTTCTTGTAGGAATTGTAGTGTATATTCACCAACGACTTGACCCTCGAAGTAGTCACCTTTCTTACCAAGGTACTCGTGGAAGAATCCGCGATCTGCTAGTGGTCGGATCTCTGTACGGTTAGCGTCGAAGATGAATAGCTCATCCGCGTTTAGGTTGTTATTCAAAAGAATTTCCGCTTGGCCGAAGTCAGAAACGAAGTGATCCACAACCTGCCCGCGACCGTTCTCGGCTCGAGTCAGACGGATTTGAGATTTATCGAAGTTTGAGATTGCACGTTTTTGTTTTGCGCCGACCATAATCTTAAATGCTCCGCCGCTTGCGAATCCGCCTCTTTCATAAATCTTCTGCATAGCGTCGTTAATTTTTTCGTCAGTTAATGCGGCATTTTTCGCATCAATTACGTTAGTTTTAATGAACTGACGCATTCCTTCCATTTGGCGAACAATTCCGTCTGACGATTCGTACTTAATACCGCTAATTGCTGCTTTTTCGAGTTGTAGAGCAAGTTCGAGCTGTTTCTTCTGCTTCTCATATTCGTACAGGTTATCGATTCCGTAGTTACTTACGGCGGCGGCAGTACCGGTGATTGAGATTGTTTCATCGAAGATTTGTGTAATGTTAGACACGCGTTTTCTTGGCTTGTATTTAGCATCGCGTGCGTCAGCACCTTCGCGACCTTCAACGAATTGGACTTGGATAACTGCGCCGTCTTCAATAGCTTCCGCAGTTGTTCCGGCGTATCCCCGTACAACAGTTAGCTTCGTTCCGTTAACCGCGACAACTTTGAGGAGTTCCTCTCCGATCTTAACAACTTGATCAGAACGGAAAGGCTCTGCGTCAGCTACTTCAATTTCAGTATCCGCGTTAGTTTTAGCGCCGACAACTCTGGATTCATCAGCAATCATTTCATCCTCGAACCATTGGTGCTCAACCTGAGTAACTGGAGAACCGAACCCCAATAGATTCAATAATGGTGTTTGATGCTCATTTAAGAGTAGAATCTCATCTACAACGGATTCCTTTTTACCTACTAATTCACCGGATAAAATTTTTGACATTCAATTTCCCCCTTGATTTTCGCATTAAAAAAGCGCCTTTTTAAAGGGCGCTGATTACTTCGATAATTCTCTTTTCAATTTTGCGTAGGCCACTTTGTCCTCTGGCCGTCCGCTGTGCTTCGCTCTTTGTGCGGCTTCTTCTAGTAGTTGTTCCGCCGTTTTTTCGGAAGCTCCTGTGTCTGATCCGTTCGAGCTCTGTCCGATAGGCTTTGGCGCCTTCTTCTTGACCAAGAACGGTTTATTGTCAACGAGCGTTTTGACAACGTCTTCAACTCCGACAACCTTTCCGTCTTCGACCTTTACCGCGGATAGATCAGCCAACGCCAAGGCGTCGTCGATGTAGGCGATATCATTACTCGTAGCAACCTTAATAAATTCATTGCGGATCTTTTCACGTTCGTTAGCTTTTTGAAGATCTTCGAGTTGCTGAGCGAGAGTTTTCTCGGCCTCTTCTTTCGCTTTCAAGTCATTTTGAAGGCGCTCGAGCTCCGTCATTTCGCTACGCTTACGCTCATCTTCGGCAGTTTTCTTTGCGTTGTAGTCTTCGACAAGCGCTTTTAGTGAATCAACTCCGTCAATGCCTAATTCTTCAAACGTAGACTTAAACGATTTTAAATCGTCATTAACCTGCTTAAACCTGTCATAAGGAATTGTCTTTGCTTCGTCTTTTGGCGGTTCAGGTGTGTCGGTATTTTTCGGCTCCGCAGCCGCTGGTTCCGCCCGGTCTTCAGTTTCTTCCGCGAAATGCTGTAAATTTAACGGCAATAGAGATTTCGATTGTTCCATAACCATGTTTCCTCCCATTACGTTTTTAACGTCCAACGCGACGAATTTATCGGACAGTTTAATGTCATAGCCGGTTTTGGACAAAGTAAAAAAACGCCCTTCTCCGCTTCTATTGCGCCAGTATTTTGGCGGTTCTAAGCTTGGCAAGCAGAGCGTTAAAGTCCGCCACCAACCCTTCGATATCCGTAGCTGTACTATCCGCTTGCGCAGCCGCTTGGCTCGCAGTCAATTTCGAGTTCAGCGTTGTTTGCAGATTCGTAATTTGCGAAATAGGATGCGTGTGTGATGACGGTGGAAAAGATGTCGGCTTATTTAAGATGGCCGACCATTCAACGTCAGAATTTCCGCTATCCAAACTTGTGTAAACGAACTCACCCTCGGCGTTTTTCGTTACAAGTACGATCGGTACAGCCTTTACTCCGTTAACATCTTCGTCAACTATTTCGGCGGTTCCTGACGGATCAGTTTCGATAGGATGGTTCATTTCGTTATCGAGGTGTGTTCCTTCTACCGGCTCTGATCCGTACGAAAAGCTTCCGTCTGCGGTTTTTTGGACGAATACAACCGGAATCGCTTTTGTTCCGTCGAGAGATTCGTCTACTACCTTACTAACGCCCCGAGAATCGTTAGAAATTCCGACGCGCATTTTGTTATTTACGTTCAACTTTTAACCCCCCTCAGGATTTCTTATTGGTGAAAAGGTATGCTTACAATTCGGGTGCCATATCTGACCCGACGATTTTAGCTGGTCATAGGTCGGATAATCGCCGGGTGCATCATCGGTTAACTTCATTATTTTTCCCTCGTAGTTACGGCAGGCATCCGTTGCTCCATGCGAAGAAATAACGGCATAATAAACGTTTCTTTTAAGAGCCTCGTTTGTCGTTGCTTCCCGGTAAGTTTCCATCATCTTCGTTCTGGTTACCATGTCCGCGTAAACTTCCGGACGCCAGCGCCTTCCCGCAGCGTCTATGATTCCTGTTCTAACTGATTGCTGAAGCGTATTGCGAATGTCTGCCGCAATAGTTCGACGACCGTTTTCGCCCCGCGTCATGTGATACCGCATGGAATCCGAAACGGCTTTCCGGACAGCCGCTTTCGTTTTCCGATCAATATTTTGTGTCACTGCGAGGAGATCCGCTTGAGTATCGGCGACAGCAGCCGCAATCATTTCCTTGTTTAACCACGAAAAGGAAGCGATTTGAGATGCTTTTTCAACTGTTTGCGCAATTCCTAACGCAATTATCGTGTTAATTACGCCCTGCCTAGCTGCAATGGGGATATTCTTTTCAACCCACTCCTTCGTCTTGTCGTCTAATTCGGATAAAATCTCCGCAATTGACGAGAGAGTTGCTTTCGCGTTTGCTTGACGAAAATTATCTAAGTCTACCCGATCTAGTTCGGCCATAATGTCCTGAACGGCGTCTTTATAATATGCTGTGAGCTGATCTACTTCGTACCGGTATGTCGGCTCTGGAACCCGCATTATTCTCTATCCTCTTCGATAAACTCTTCCTTAATTTCAGGCTCTCCCTGAGACTCTGGCTTCTCTTCCTGCTCGTTAAAAACAGAACCATCAACGAATCCATTAACGCTCTTTTCGTCGTCTTCAATTCTACGAATGATCTCTTCAGCTTTTTCGTCATCAACTTCGTCAAGTTCTTTAATCGCAGAGCGAACATCAATCGTAGGTTTACCGCCGGTCCGAATGTTCGCGATCTCAGCAGCTTCTTTTTCGTTTCGAGGAATTCCGTCGCTCCAAATTGCTTTAGGATAAACCGGATCAGAAACGTCTAAGTCTCCAAACTCTTTATCGAACAACATACACGTCCAAAGCGCATCGCGGATTGCTTTATCGTAATGGGCGCGAATACGTTTTACTTTCGAAAGAATAGGCATGAATCGCGCTTTGATTGCCGCGCCATCTGTATGGGAAGTCCCGGTTCCGCCCGAATTATCGCCAGACATTGTGGTTCCGAAAAGCCATTGCGGAGTCTCAGACATCTGAAAGACGACGCTAAGTAAAATATCGAGTTCCTTGAATGCGGCATCAAGCTGCGCTTGCCATACCATATACCCAGGCGTCGGGTCGTCTTTAGTAACCGGAATGTATTTGCCGCCAAACTGCACGGCCCCATTAGTCGCTTCTAAATCCGGACCATACGCTGTAGGATCGCTGTGTTTCCAGAGAATATAATCGATCTGAACAAGTCGGTCGTTAATCGCTGCGAATACCGTTTCGAGCTTTTCGATAAGTCCAATTCCGAAGAACGAATCATCAACCGATTTATACGGTATGTGAAAAACCGGAATGTGCGGAAGATTCGTTACTTCTAAATTCTCATCTCGTCCTGTTGGAACCTCATCTCCGATAGTAAATACCGGAATAGGTGTACCTGTTGACGTATCGACACCGTTCTCATAAAGTCGGTGACGCGAGTATAGAATGTAACCCGGAATATGCCGCTCAACATTTAGGAAAGGGATCTCTGTTTTTTCGGTTTCAACCCATTCCACTTGTGCAATGTTGATCGCTTTTGTTTGCTTAACATTGCCGGCTGACGTCTCCGGAAATACCCAACTTGCATTAACGTGTTCAATAATCGGCTCCATCTCAACGCCTTCTGGCGCATCTCCTTCGATCAGCCCCATCTTTTTAAGTTCCGAATAGTCCTGCCGGTAGCCATACCGAACCTTAAACCACGCGTCACCGCGATATCCATTGGCTGTCGCACTTTCGTGTATCAACTGGTTAATATCGTTTTCCTCAACGTACCTATTTAGCGCTTTTTGCTCCTTACTCTGATCGGATTTTCCGCTCTCAAAACGGACCGGCTCGCCGACGAGCAGATCCGCGGGCTTGGTGACAAGAATATCCGCAAGGTTAACGGCTATATAAAGCTTTTCGAGCTGCGCTGAGAATGGCGAATCCTTTAAAATCGCCGTTGCCCGTTCGTATACATCACGCTGCTTTCCGTCAAACCATTTTTTAGCCCGCTTATATTTCGCAAGTCTTTCGATAGAATCTTGCGGCGGAAATTGAGCGCCCTTCTGGATGATTCCGTAAGTTTTTACGTATGTGAATTCGTCTGCTTCGTCGTGTTTACGGTTAAATAAATTCATAGCTACTCTTTCCTATCGTTAAGCAATTCGTCAATATCTTCGATTTCTTTCGCGATATCTTCGTTACTGGACGATCCACTCTCGTTCTCTGTCGCTGTGACTTGGCGCTCTGTAAGCAATCCATACCGTTTGAGGAACAAGTCGATCGCTTTGACTGACGGTTGAGAGCTTCGGATAAGCTTCATTAGCTGTGCATACACTTCCGATCTGTGCCCGGAAAGCATATCGTCCGCAAGTAGGTTCATATATTCGATGAATGCTTTGTTCTGCGTCCGCCATCGGTAGACTGTGACGCGGTCGGCGCCGATATCCTTGGCGAGCTCCTCTTGCGTCTTTCTTGCTTCGGCCATCAACTCGTTCTCGACAAGCAAAAGCGCAGCCTTACGTTGTTGTAACGTTAATTTTGCTTCTAGTTCTTTTAATCGTGACATTATTTCGCCTCCCACTTTAAATCCAATTCGGCTTTGCTACAAGTCTCGTTTTAGGTCGGAAAACTCCTTCTATAGCTTGCTGTAGCGCATCGAGTGAATCCACGTAATCCCCAAAGGGGTATTGCGCCATCTGATCTAAGAGCATCGTGTGGCGGTCGTTTAGAATAAGCGTTTTGTTGTGCAGCATCGGCTCCAACGATTGAATGCGCTCGTCTTTCGATGACCTGTGCGACTTAACATCGTTGACGCGGCACGTATAAAGCCCTTCTTTTCTAACCGCTTCCTGCAATTGCCGGTAAAACTCGTGCTGAGCATTGATCGTTTCAACATTAAATATCCGGTGACGGTACTGCTTGATCTTTTTAACGATGATGTCAATGTAAACATGCGCCGGCTCTTTCGACGCATACTCGTCAAGTACAAAAATATATCCGGTCGGCTCATGCTTTCCGAGCGTAATGACCGAGTTATAACAAGACCGTGCGTTCTTTCCTTGCGCAATATCCCAAGCACCACAGATTAATAGGTCCCTTATCGGTATTTTCAGATCGTTATAAACGACATAAGCAACACCGTTCTCGTGGTAGTAATGGTAGTAAGCGTAGTTTTCCGGGAAGAAAAATTGCTCATCTTCACTGAACGCAAGGTTTCGGAACTCCGAATTGTAGGCCCGCGTTCCCATGTTTACCTTTTCGTGCATGAGCTCCCGGTAAGTCCACCGCCACGGCCACGCGAGTTCAATGCCTTCCTCCAACGCCTCTTTATTCTGCGCGTAAAACTCATCGACTTCTTCCATCGACTCTGAGCGCGCATAGATTTCGCAATACTTTTCCCATAGCTGCGGATTTGTCGGTTCGCTAATGATGGCACCATGAAAGCTCGATTTAAAGTCCTTCCGCTTCAAGACGTGGTTTAGTAGACCGGTTGCCGAGACCATTGTTCCGACAAGTATGATCGCCGTCGCTTTAGATCCGATCGGCACGACAACGGAGTTGAACCAATGAACGAGCTTTTCGCGAGCTTCCTTTGTGCCTTCGTTGTTACTGGATGATGGGTCGTCAATTATTACGAGATCGGGACGTACGGCTCCGTGTCTTTTCCCCCGCAACTGTTTGCCGGAAGAAGATGATTCAATCAGAATGTTCGTTGTTGTGATGAACGCTTCTTCGTTATCTTTTTCGTTACGACTTGCGGATTCATGCATCATCGGTCCGAAGTCTTCACGCAGCTTCTGATTGAATTTCATCTGCTTGTTAACCCATCCGATAAGTTTTTTCGAGAGTGAGTCCGTTTCGGAAATGATCAGAATATATTTGCGCTTTCGAAAGGCCGCTTGATGTAACGGAAGGGCATTCGAAAACATACCGGACTTCGAATGTCCCCGCGCCGCCGCAATCGCAAGCCTAGCGTTCCTTTTTTCGTGGTTCACGTAGTTACAAAGATCAAAAAACTCTTCGTGGATCTTCGCAATATTTTCGATTCCGTCATGAGGCGTCCCGTCGTCCGAGTTACGAACGACATTGTCCTCGTTATCCGGGTTTAGGCCGTCACTAAGGTATTCGTAGGTGAAGTACGCGACATCGAGTTCAGCCTTATGGACCCGCTTCAGCTTCGTCAACTCTGCTTTATCCTTCCGGAATGTGTCGATATGGTATTCCGTAGCCTTCCCGGACTTAATGAGCGCCACCAATTTACGGACACGCTCGGTCAATAAATCGATCCGCTCCTGCCTTTCTTCGCGATCCAGCCATTTTCCGTTAATGTACGCCAAATTGGCAGCCTCCTTTCGTTTCAATTTCGTATTGACTTTCGTTATCTTTTTCGTTAATATGAATGTAACAAAATCATTTTTAAGTTACATAGAGGTGAATCGTTATGGCTAACGAAGTTTTTCCGATTAAATCAAAACGCGATTACAATAAGTTCATAAAGGCGCTCAAGCCGGGACGGGATCGATGGCTCGCGCAATTAGGTACCGCTTTCGGTCTGCGTATCAGCGACTTGTTGCTGTTAAAAATCGGAGAGCTTCGCGGCCAAAAATCGATTACACTCCAAGAAAAGAAACGGAAGAAAAAGCGTGTGATCACGTTTAGCCCTTCCGTTCTTAAGATCGTTTCCCAACTCAAAGGCGATGACGATGATTACATATTCGCCAGTCGCAAAGGTGGTAAGCCGATCACCCGCGTTCAGGCCTATCGGATATTGAGCGACGCAGCCAAAGAGGCCGGCATTTACGAAAAGATTGGCAGCATCGGTACGCACTCGCTCCGTAAGACGTTTGGTTATCGCCTATACGAGAACGGCGTTGATATCACGCGCATTATGTCGATGCTCAACCACTCAAGCGAGCGCGAGACGTTGAAATATATCGGAATTACGGCCGATGAGATATCGGAAGCTTACGAAAGCATCGAGGTTTAGGACTTGTCGACGCAATATATTCGTTTCAGATCATCCATTTTGTCGTCAATATCCGCTTTTAATCTCAAAATTTTGTCTTTATGTTTAGCCGGTTCTTCCTTATCGCTAGGAGGACCGGAAAGTCGCAACGTTTGGAGCTCGTTAATCAGCTTACGAACCTGATGATTCGTTACTGCCGCGCAATAATGATGACCACAATGAGGGCACGAAAAGAAGGTCTCGATAACGCCTTTTCGGATCGCCCTCTCTTGCGGAGTTGCGGCAAACGGATTGTAACAACTATCGCAAATTGCTTTCATCCGCATCAACCTCACTAATAGTCTCGAACCATTTCCGCAATCCCTCTTTTAGGTTGGACACATCCACATTAGAGTTTTCGAGAGCTTTTTCGAGAGTACGCACCACCTCTTCAACGCTAATCTCCACCTGCTCCTGCCGCAATTCAGCCAGCGCTTGCGTCGCCGCCTTTGCTTCGCGTTGAAGAGCTTTAAGGCCAGTGATGGCTTCGGATACCTCTACGCTTACCTTTACGTTTACGTCTCTGATCTTTCCATTTTTTTCGAAATTCGGATTATGATACCCGAGGATGACTCCGTTCCTGCTATCCATTTCTATTGATTCGCGTTTATCCGCCATTCACATCGTCTCCTTTTCGTTTCTCAAAGCGCGCTTCATCGTGAAACCTGCTTTTACAGGGGCGGCAGGGATCGAACCTGCCCAAATAATCCGCCACCGAGGAACATGCGCCCCTATTTGCTACACCGACCGGCTTTGTTATTACGAGAAACGCCCATATGTCGATTTAGATACAGGCGCTTCTAACTGATCCCTGCACTACCCGGCCGGTGAATGTACGTACGTCAACCGAATGCCTTTACGGCTCTATTGCTAGACGCAAGCACAAAAAGACCTCCGCCGTAGGGTGCGGAAGCCTCGTTCTGATTGCGTCGGACTCACGTAGGCTAAGTCGGCCGTGTCGAACGCAAGTCCTTATTAATTCGCGACAGTATAGTACGCTTTCCGGTACGTATTTAACGTCCCCACCGGCGGAGAATCCGCCGTCGCTATCGGATATGCGGGCGAGGATTTGCACCTCGCATGACAGCATTCGACCACGTCTCCGATTTCAGGTCGGGAAGTATCTGTCTTAAGTCTTAAGCGTCTACCTATTCCGCCACCGCATACGTTTGAAATTTACACGAAATTAGCGTTTCTAACCGTTACCCTACCGAATACCCTCGGCGAAGGCTGAGACGTCTAATTTCGTGTGATTTGCGCGTGAAAATCGTTATGTTAAGCCGCTATAATAACAAGCCTCGTAATATGCGTCCCAACATCGCTCGCACATTTGCCGATCGTTAATATCATCGTAGTCTAATTCGCCATCTTTTTCGCAAACATCACATTTCTGAATCATCGGCTGCACCTCCGTTAGATTTACGCCCCGAGTTCGAAAAATTGTGCGCAAGTTCTGAACAGCAGTCGTCCGGGGGTTTTTGGGGCGGCTTGGGGGCCGGGCCCTTCCGAAAAAATTCCGTTTGTATAAATCATTCACCTTTTTGTATATCGAATGTAACACAATCACGTTTTGTTACATTGAACGAATGAACGAAACGTTGATACGACTGGCTTCATCGGTCATCATATATCGCAAAGATACGAAGGAACTTTATGCACTCGACAAACCGCGTCAGATCAACGATGTGATAGGTGCGTGGTGCCGGCCGTTATGTATAAGATATTGCATATCGGGAGTGTGTAGGCGGTGTTGGTCGGACTGACCCCGTGAGTTTCTGAAGGGCTTATCCTTTCGGACTATCTCGCTGGTGTTCGGGTAACACTCCGTTGTCCCGTCCGTCTATCCCTCACCGTATTCCTACCTATATCTATTGCGCCATACCTGCCGTATGCAACAGGCGGTATGCATATCCGGTACCGCCCGCTCTATCCCAACGGCACCCTACCGTATCTAACCGGTACCTCTTGCGTATTAGTACAACGGTATGAAACGTATGTTACACGTCCTTCTATTACGTAATACAGCATAACGGTATGAAAGTTGATGTATTTCGTGATAATAACGCTATCCTTTCGTATGTTTTAAATACTAGCGTCCACTCCGTCGCTTACGCTCCTCCGTGTCCGCGGATATTATTAAGACCTTTATCGCGATACAATTATTTATACAATATACATGATTGCGTTTCTGCGGGACGGAGTGAAACGTAGTTCCCGCTAGTCTTCGGATTCAGAAGACTAAGAAGTAATTCCGGACTCAAAATCGCTGTATCCCTTGCGGCTGTAAGCACGAACCCTATTTTCGGTTGTGCGAATAAAGTCGTGTTTTTGGCCGATTTGTGCGAATAAGATCGTGTTCATTATCAATTACGATATTCTAATTGAGAATATAACGATAATCATCCGATGTCTCACCGTTACATTCAACGTATTATTATTCATATAAACGTATAAATATACGGTAATAACACGAAGAAATAGACGCCAATCATTCGTCAGCGTCTTCGTCTAGGTCGATAAGCTCTCGTATATCCGATATATTCAACGCGGTTGCAATCCGGCTAAGGTGGTCGAGCTGCACCCGTTCCTTAATCCCGCGACACAGTTCGCTGATGGCAGACGGCCTTATCCCGGTTAGCTCTGCGAGTTCCTTCTGCGTCATATTCTTCCGATCAAGTAGCTCGGCTATCTTTAATTTAACGATCATTTGCCGGCACCTCCTGCGATTATTATAACGTAAAAACGATATTTTTGTAAATAACGTATTGACGTTATAACGGTTATGCGTTATAATTAAGATAACGAAAGGAGGTGAACGTAATTGATTGACGTAGTGATGAAGCTTTCGGCAATCGCCGCAACTTGGCTCGGAATTATCAAGCTCGGCCTTGAACTCCGCAAGATGCGAAAAGACTCCGAAAGTAAAGAGCGACGGGCTCCGACCAAGAAACACCGTCGCCGATTATAACACCGAGGGGCATTTCGCCCCTTGTCAATCAATTATAACACGAATGAAACGAATTGATACCACCGAAATTTTGTTAGTCGTCGTCTTGCTCGCTTGGATTGCGGATATGAACTTCGGCCGGCTGTCCGTTCTGGACTACGTCGGCCTCGGATCAGCGATCGTTTTCATCGCGCTTCTATTCTTTAGATCGGGGAGGAATCGGAAATGACGCTTTATGTAAAACGTTTGTGGTCGGACACACCGCCATTAAGACCGCAGCAGGCCGAACAACTTCTCGATCTATATGAGCGCCCTATTGCAACGTTTAAAGACGCTGGCAGGGCGTATCAGATCGGGTTTAATACGGCGCTGACCTGTCTCGGCTATTTAATCGCAACCAAACACGGAGGTAATGACGATGAATAAAACGAAACTTTTAACGGCCGTCCTCGGCCTATCAATCGCAGGAAACGCGGCCCTCGGGATATACGCCGCAAAGCTGAACGAAGATGTCGATATTGCTTATCGCGTGGCTGACGACATGGCCGCGGAAGCCAAAGACGCCCAGGAAACGATCGAACGCGAATATATCGTCGAAGGGAAAAACTACGCGGTTTCAGCGGATGACGGCGGCTTCTCTTTCGATCCGGCAGCCACAAACGCAAAGCCTGGCGATAGGATTAGCGTTACTTTTACGAAGGATCAATACGAAAATGGCAGCGGATTTAAGGCGATTAAGGTTATCGAATAACAAACGAAATCAGGCGTTAAGCGGCCGCCGATACCTAATATACCTGCAGCAGCTTCCGGCGGCTCCTACGCTTTAATTTCGTGGAAAAAACGTTGAAAGGAGTATGTGTGGTGTATAAGAAACCTGTGAGAATCAGTAAGAAACAAGTTCAACTTTGTTACTTGTTAGATGAGTTATACGATCAAGTAAATGTAGTAATACATGATGCAGTTCTCAGCAGAGCATCGAACCGGCTTTCTGTAATCGAAGACGCAGCAAAGGAAGTTGAGAGGATTTCTAAAGAAATGCAACAGCATGTAGATTCTATGAGACGCAAAAGAACGGAATAACATAAATTACCGTAACCGAATCGCTTTGTCTCGTCGTACTCTTACTATATCATTATAGTAACTACGCTGAAACGAGGTGATTCTTTTTGTTTATTTCGCCCATGCTGCTTGAGTCCGCAAAGGAACCGTTCAACTCTGACGCTTATATCACGGAAACCAAATTCGACGGCATTCGGCTAATTGCGTCCAAAAATAACGGCCTAATCCGCCTCTACACGCGCCACAATAACGAAGTCACCGCTAAATTCCCCGAATTATTAACGCTCGACATCTCGGACGGAACCGTGTTAGACGGAGAGCTTATCGTAACTGGTCCGACTGGCGCCGGCGATTTCGAAGCGGTTATGGAACGGTTCCAATCGCGAAAAAGTTATCATCCGATAGTATTTTGCGTTTTCGATGTCCTGCGGATAGACGGCGCTTCCATTACGTCTCAGCCACTGTATAAGCGAAAGGAATTGCTGTGCGGCCTGAAAATCGATCACCCGAACGTTAAAATAGTCGAAGGTATACGTGGTTATGCTGCGGATTACTTCGCATTAGCCCGCGAAAATAAGCTCGAAGGAATCGTTATGAAGCGCGCTGATTCAACTTACGCGGAAAATAAACGATCTGACCGCTGGCTCAAGGTCGTTAACTACGAATATACAGACGTTTTCATAATCGGAATACGAAAGGAAGATAATGCGATGCTGCTATCGTACCTGGACGGTCAATACGCCGGCGTTATGGAGTTTATGCCGTATGATAAGCGGCGGAAGTTGCATATGGAGCGGAAGGACGTCGAGGAGACGGAGAAATACGTCTATATTGAGCCGATTATGTGCCGCGTCAAACACCGATTTAAAACGAAAAACGGATTGCTACGGATTCCTTCGTTTCATGAATGGCGTTGAATTGATCGCACTATTGTCGTATTCTAATAGTCGGAGGTCGAGAGCGAATGGATTACGAAACAAAAGGCTATGATACGTCAATTGTATACGATTATAAAGAGTATCCAGACGTCCACTACGGGCGCTGCGATAACTGCGACTATACGCTGTTTAAAAGTTCGGTTAAGGACGGCATATTTCTTCGCGAGTGCCGCAGATGCGGTATGAAGAAGAGCATATAAAACAAATAAGGCCGAGCGGGCTAATTTATCTTGTACAAAGCTTATCTTTACATTCTTCTTTGGGTTCGGCATCAACCGTATATGACAATATTTCTTTATTGGCTGGATCATATAGACCTTCAAACTCTTTTTCTCCGTTAGTATAACCCTTCACAGTAATACCACCCATTGGATTAATATAGTAATTCTCAGAAAAATGGATATCTTTCACATCTTTATAGTTAGTTGTTAAAAATTTTTCCATATGATTCTGTGCTTCTTCGAATAAAGCAATCTCTTTTTCCTTTTGATCGTGCTGATGCTTCATAAAAAGTCCTCCAACTGCTATAATTATTAAAATAAGGATAATTATGTACTTTTTCTTTTTCAATCGGAAATCAACCCTTTCCTATCCTATTTTACAAAAATAAAGAGGCGATGTATATGAGTGATAAGATAAAAGTTCCAAAAATAACAGATAAAACTTATTATACGCTAAGTCAGGAATCTTACAACCGCGAAAGATTAGATGATAAATTGAAAACAGGAAAACCGATACAGACAGACCAAAAAACTTATTGGTATGTCGAAAAAATTAAAAGAGACTCTGATACGGGACTTGATGCCGTTGTTTTTTCTCAGGGTCAAAAAACAAAAGACGGCAAGTGGGTCAAATCAGATAATCCCGAAAACGTCGTCGTAGCCTTCGCGGGAACTGATCCGAAAAGCCAGTTCTTTCAAGATGTTATTGACGCAGACGGCGGGAACGTTGTGATGGGAATTGACCCGAAAAAGAAGGAACACTACATAGCCGAAAAAGATGCGAAAGATACTTCTAAAACACTCGGAAAATATAACGGAACTCCGTCACAAGACTCGATGCTTAGCACCGGTAACTACAAATTAATTACGAAAACGTCCCAAATCGGGCAAGCTGACGATCTGGTGCGGGAAGTTAAACAAAAGTATAAAGGCACCTCGACGGTTATTTCAACTACCGGACACTCGCTTGGCGGCGCAGAAGCTGAATACAGCGCGGTCAACAACAACATCTATGCCGTCGCGTTTAACAGCCCTTCAATTGTTAAGCTGCACTCTGAGGAGCAGCAAAAGAAAATTAACAACGGTGAATATGACCGGTCCATAAAATCGATTATCAATCCGGATGACATGGTCGGGGCCGGCTGGTGGAACGAATATGACCGGCACAATGGAACGACAATTTATACGAAGGACCCTGAATTATCAAATGCGGTGCGCGAGGCGAGAATGCAGGGCGATGTATTCCAACAAATCGGGCAAAACGCTGGGTATTTCTTTCAGACCGCAATCTTAGGAATGCCCGACACCCACGGCCTCAATGATTCGAATTTCACCTTCGACGAAGACGGCAACGTTCAAAATGTTGAAGGCGATGAACTCGTCTACGATAAAAATTTAAAAGCAATGCTGCCGGCTGAAGTGGCATCAGGGAGCGGCGCGATTAAAGTCACCCCCGAAGTCGCTAAGCAGCTTGCGGAAAAAGTAAATGCGATTATAAACGACCTGCGTACGATGAAAAGAGAAGCGGAAAACGCCTACCAGGAACATGACGCTGCGATAAGCGATTTGAAATACGATACCTATCGCCAGGTCGGTCACGGCTTATACGATCAGCTTACGCTCGATGATGTAAACAATACGCTGAATGATTTGGCGCAGTCGTTCGATAAAAAAGGGAATCCGCTGTTTTACGATGTCGATGCCGAAGCGGCCTATATCGCTTCATTACAAGACACGATTTCAGATTTAGAAGAAATCAGCGGCTATCTGGCGCAAATCGCAAAAGATTTTAAATCAAAAGACAAGATGCTCGCAAACTGGCTAAAGTTATAAAATTAAAGGCGCCAATAGGCGCCCTCTTTCGTTTTATGCTCCGCGCGGAAACCCGTATTTAGGCTTCGGCAACTCTTTCGCTCCTACCGTAAATCCCATCCGTATCACCTCCGACATGGTAAATTATACTTTCTTAACGTTAAACATCGCAAGCAGCGTCTTATCTGGCGCTTTGGACTGCCGATAAAACACGTTAGGATTGAACGTATACCTTTCCGGCTCACTTCCAACCTTTATTCGCGCGACAACGAACTCCCCATCGAATTTCATCTGCTTCAGCCGTCGGCCAAGCGTATCCGGTGTTACTCCGATCGCCGCCGCTAGCTCTTTCTTATTGAACCAACGGATATGCTTCGGATTCTTTTCGAAAGGATT